AAGACAGACGTACTTGATCGCATGGAACGATCGTACATGAACTACGTTGTCGTCAATCAAGCTTTTCAAGCGGAAGCAGATCTCGACACTAGATTTTATGCAGGGGATCAAACTCTTTGGTTCGAGATCTACGGTAACTCACCTTATTGGGGTCAAAAGCGGTACTACTTTAACATTATCAAGCCAGCCGTCGAGATGGTCACAGGCTATCAACGTCAGCATAAGAAAAGCTTATCTTGCTCAGCTCTCTCAAAGAAAGCAGACGTCGCAGCACAACAGCTTTCTAAATCTCTTATCTGGTCATTCGAACAAGCTGGCGGTCATGAAGTCATCTCCAAAGCGTTTGACGGAGCAGCAATTCAAGGCCTCTCTTTCATTGATATGGACGTGTCGTATGAAAACGATCCCGTAAACGGTGACATCATTCTTTCGAATGTACCATACAATTACTATTGGATAGACCCATTCTATAAGAACTTTGACATGTCAGATGCAGAGTCGGTATGGCGTCGTCAAGCACTGACTAAAAGCCAAGTCAAACGCATGTTCAATTATCAACGCGATGAAGAAGTAGATAAGCTTCAACCCGTTTATCAAAAAGATGGCAAGTTTATCTTCATGCCAGAAAACTACTATATGCGAGACATCGGACTTTATACGGTAGACGAGTACTATTACAAAAGCTCACGACAAGCTAAGTTCATCGTCGATGCGAAGACAGGTCAAACAAAAGAATGGACGTCATCAAATCAAGAAGCGCTTGGAGATCTCTTAGGCTTATATCCTGAGCTTGATATTATTGAAATGGATGTCCCAACAGTTGTATATAACATAGTCGTCAATGGGGTAGTATTCTATTCTGGCCCGCACCCAACAGGCCTAGACTGCTACCCTATGACCCCTTGCTACGGATTCTACAATCCTGAGCTCACGAACTTCGCCTTACGTCATCAAGGCCTCGTCAGGGGTATGCGCGATAGCCAATTCCTCTATAACAGAGTTCTCATAAATACAGCCGATCAAATCGAGTCTCAAGTAAATTCTGGATGGAAGTATAAAGAAAACGCCGTCGTCAATCCTGAAGATCTCAAAAAGGGCGGTAACGGTATCAACGTCAAAGTCGCTAAAAACGCGAATATGTCGGATATCGAAAAGATCCAACCAACCTCCCCGAACGCAGGGTTACCAGGTCTGCAAAACGAATTAAAGAACCTCGTGTATCAAACAGGTCTCGTGAATCAGGAACTCATGGGAATGGCAAAAGATGACATCCCAGGAATTCTCGCTATGGTGCGTCAAGGTGCTGGTCTTACAATGCTACAACGTCTCTTTGATCAACTCGACTCAACGCAAAAAATAGTCGGGGATAAGATGCTTACCTGCTTACAAAACAACTGGAAAATCGGCAAATATCAAGATGTCGTCGGAGAAGAGATTGATCCGATGATTCAAAACAAAACCTTTACAAAGTTTAACATTGTTGTTGATGAAGTCGCTTACACAGACAGCCAGAAGCGTCTACAGTTCCAACAACTCGTTCAACTGGGTCAACTCGGTGTTCCTGTACCTTCAAAGCTCTATATCGAAAACTCTCCACTAATCGACAAAAAACAACTCGTCGACGCTGTAGCAGAGCAAGAGATGATGGCGCAAAGAGAAACACAAGTACAGCAACAGCTACAAACTCAACGTCAGATCATCGAAAATGAAAATCTGATGGCAGACGTCAAATCTAAACAATCTCTTGCTGTCGAAAGATTAAATAAAGCTAACCTTGATACTGCTCTTTCAGCAGAACGTATTACACAAGCCCAAGCAAATAAAACAAAAGCAAACCTTGACCTCGTCGAAACTGCTCTACGTCTACAAAGTTTGGATCTATCCAACCTCAAAGAGCTTCTATCAGTTCTTGAAACAATTAAAACAAAAATTGAGCCTGAACAAGATTTGGGGGTTGAAAAAATAAATCAACAGTTGTCAAATGTAATTAGTCAAGTCCCAGGCCTCGCCCAAGGCCAACAACAACAAGGTGCATTATGAAAATGTTCGCAGATCATGATGAATACGCCAACATGCCTCAAGACGTTAAGCGTATGAAGGTTGGTCGTGCTGGTAGTCGGGGAGGGGATGTAGCTTATGCTATTCCTGATGATACGATGAAAGAAGCAGACGATATCGTTGCGTATTCAGCAAATCAAATCAAAAAATATGGTACTTCCCAGAAGTAATATATTGGTTAGTAGCCCTATTGCATTTATCTTCCTTTTTGCGTAGGGCTATTAACTTTTAGGACTCTATGCTATTTGAAACCTTTATTCCTTTTTTACCAAAGGCTTGGAAAGTCCAAAGAAGTCGTTTCATTTTCTATAACGTGAATCAAGCTTACATCGATGAAGTGAAACGCTTTATAGTTGAGCGCTTTTTGTTTCCTCCCTCCGACAAACCAATAGCACTCGAGTTCGTTCATATACTGCCTTTTCCTCAGACCATACGAAAAAAGATCTTAAAAAATAAGTTCCACGAAGAAATCTTTCATACAAAAAGACCTGACACCACAAACCTTAACAAACAAATGGAAGACTGCCTAACTGGTATAGTATTTATCGATGACAAACAAGTTATTGAAATTTCAGGTAAAAAGATATACGGTTTAGTGGTAGGAACAGAAGTAAGAGTCTATGAAAGAGGATAAACAACATCTTATCGAAGAACTGTACGCTTACGCAGACGACCCCAAGAACCTGATTTTACGTGAATTCATTGCAGAGCAAAGGCTATCTCAAAATAGATTTACAACCCTTTTATCAAAAGATCCTGATCTCTTAGAGGCTTATCACTACGCACGTCTTAAAATCGGTATACGTAGAGAAAAAAAGGCTTTAGAAAACGAAATAAACGCATCGGTGTATAAAGACTCACAACCGCTTTACGATGATGATTTAAAAGCTTGGGAAATAGAAAAGAAAAAAGGGTCTATCTCAATTGATGACGGATTGAAGAAACTCGAAATAATCTACGCAAAGGCGACAAGTGATTCTCCAACTAAATCCGATCATCTCGATGATGACGAGTAAAGGCCACGGCTACGCAAACTTTCTTATGGACTCAGGCGAAGAAGGAGATCTTTACTGGATCGTTTTTTTAGATAATTGTGAGATTTGGACATTTAAAAATAGCGAAGTAAGACTTTCTAAAAATATAAGTTTAGGTCGTAAGTAGCTAGAAAACTTCTCATGTTTTAATTTGTATTCACCAGATCAAAAAAGCTGGAGGGGTTATGATTGTTTTTCCCGACAAAAGCAAAAGATTGATTGTCGTTGATAACATCAAAATACTCTATTCAAAGATAGAAAAAGACCCAGAAGGTTGGATATCTTTTACTGTCTATAGCCCAATACCTTATGATCTGGTAGAAATAGAAACCATCGACCAGCAACTATTCAAAGCCTGGTTTAATGGTAGAATATGGGAAGGATACAAAATAAAGAATTCTCCCCCTGTAATCAAATGGCGAAGAATTAGGGAGCGGTAAAATGCATCAAGGGTATATGGATAAATTAAAAGAGTCTTTGGGAATGCGACACAAAGGCAAAAAGAAACAATCACTTAAAGCGAGAGCGCATGAGTCTGAAGGTATGGAAAAGAAAGCTAGCAAAAAACCTTTCGCTAGTGTTTCGAAGATGGATAAAGGCTCTAAAAAACTTCCTGGAATGAGCAAAGAACACGCCAAAGAATACGCAAAATATTCCCCTGCACAACTCAAAAAACATATGAAGGGTGAAAAAGTTCTTCTTGGCATCAAGATCATGGCGAAAAAGAAGAAGTAATATGGAAAAGTGGATTCAAAAAGCACTCAACCCTAAGTCTAAGGGCAAACTTCATAAAGCACTAAAAGTACCCATGGAGAAAAAAATACCTGTTGCTAAACTAAAATCAGCTGCAAAGAAAGGTGGTAAGCTTGGTAAAAGAGCAAACCTAGCTCTAACCCTCAGGAGCTTTCAACGTGGCAAATAAATCGCCTAAACCAACGAACCCCTCTTTATATGCAAAAGTTAAAAGTGAAGCTAAGAAGAAATTTAAGGTATATCCGTCGGCTTATGCTAACGCTTGGCTTGTTAAAACATATAAAGCTAGGGGCGGTGGTTATGAGTCTTAAAAAATGGTTCGCTGAAAAGTGGGTGAACATCGGGAAGAAGAAAGACGGATCATTTGCACCATGCGGTAGACCAAAAGCGAAATTAACCTCTAAAGGCTATCCCAAATGCGTTCCAGTAGCTAAAGCAGCATCTATGTCACCTTCTGAAATTAAATCAGCTGTAACGCGTAAAAGGGCTAAAAAACAGGGAATTAAAGGCAAACCTACCATGGTTAAAACTTATGCACCTAGTCGCTCTAAACCATCACGTTAAAGTTTTAGGAGAGTCACCATGGCAAAATACAAAACCCCTGCTTGGGGTCGATCAGAAGGCAAGTCCAAAACGGGAGGCCTTAATCCCAAAGGAATTGCTTCCTACCGTAGAGAAAATCCACGCTCTAAGCTTGCTATGGCTGTAACAGAGAAAGACCCAGGGCCAAAAAGAGCAGCACGTAGAAAGTCTTATTGCGCTAGATCCGCAGGACAAATGAAGATGTTTCCAGAAGCGGCAGCAAATCCAAAATCACGTCTAAGGC